TACCACTGGAATTGCTAATATCGACTTTCAATTTTTGGATTCTAAGTTTCTGCTCTTCAGTAGCAAGATTACTCTTCAGCAGTTCGTCATATTGCTTAATCATACTCTCAAGAGTTTTCATTGCCCTACTTTGTGCCTGAAGAAAATTAGCCTGCTTATCCCAGGCAAACTGCAGCTCATATTCTTTCTCCAAGCTGTCAGAAGTTTCTCCAGAAGACTCCTTTTGCCTCTTGAGCACTTTAGTTAAGTCCTCCTTATTCTTCACATCCATAATTCTCTGGGACCTTGCTATGGCCGTATACTGAATTATTATATTTTCCCACAACATATCCAATGGATCTTTAACCATAATATCCTCCACTATATCTATTGTTTCAGGCGGAAAAATTTTAGAAAAAAAGCCATGCGTTTCAGCGTTTTTGTTACCTTTCGGTACGCTGCTCACATGACCTTTTGAATTCTTATTTTTAGGCTGGGCACCCTTTTTTCGTTTAATTGCGCAACTATTCTCATTTGATTGCGCAACTTTATTTTTATTGTCCCAATTATCCTGGGCTTTCCAATTTCTAACCTGGCTTTCAGAAACATTTAAAATCTTTGCTATATCCTTGCATAATAATGTTTTACCCGATTCCAAGTACATTTGTTTGGCTTTGTCCCGGTTCGGACTTCTCTGTCTCGGCATGTCTACATTGTCACCACCTGCCTATTCGTTTTGTTTTGGATTTAAAGAGCCCTGTTAAGAGGACTCTTTAAATCTATTAACCTATTCAATTTTATTTAAGATATCTAAGCACATTCTATTAAATGAAATTTTTCTATTGCATTTGTTTCTTTTATAATCACTTATTTGATCTACAAAAGTAATTGAAATTGCAACTGCTATAATCATAGTCACTACTATTTTAAGAACTAAATCAGATATATTATTTGAATAATTTATAAAATTGCTATTAAGTTGTTGTATTATTTTAGGATCTGTTATACTTTTCAAACTATTATCAATAGAATTTTTAACGCTATTAGTGGTATTATCCAATATTTCTCCTATACCAAATGTAAATAATAGAAGAATAGAAGAGACTATAGCTGTAACACTTTTATAACTAAAATCAGATCTTTCAAGGTTTTTTATATTGTTATCTATTATTATTTTTTCTCTAATTAAATACTCAGCATCACCATTGTTACTTTTTTCTAATATTCTTTTTCTATATTCTTTTTCTATTTCTTTTAGATACTCTCCATAAAAATCATCATCTAATTTTTCAACAGAAAGATTCACTTGTTTTTGAAATTTTTTCTTAAACAACTTTTTATATTTAATTCTTTGCCTCTTTTGTTTCCATTTGTTGTATTGCTCTAATTTTTGTGAGATTGGATTATCAATATTTTTTATGATATTCTTCATAATAGTTAAAATGTTGAATATTGGTATTAGGAGGTGGCTGACTATTATAGGAGATGGTCGCTATGGCTAAAAATACAGGCAATAATTCTCGTAAAGGCGCAGTAAAAGGTCGTACTCAAACTCATAATCCCAAGACCAATACTTGGGTTAAAAGAGATGGTGATTCCGGTAAATTTATAGACAATAAAACTTCAAATAATAAGCCATTTAAGGGTGTAACTAAAGAAGACTAAAATACTTTAAATAAACTGCCAGCCACCTTTACTTAAAAATATTATTATCTCTCAATACCTGATATAAAGCATTTGATAATCTCGTTACATTTTCTTCATTTTGCTCCCATCCACAAAATTCAAATATCCCATGTATTATTTCGTGCAATAAAATATTTTCTCCATATTGTTTTTTTGATCCCTTTTTAATTCTAATTTCTTGAGTGGAAAAATTTATCTTACCATCAATATTTAAATCATCTTCATCACACGTATCAACCAATTTAACCTTATAATCTATTCCACCAATTTTTATGATTTCAGGCAACATTATCTCACCCTCCTAATGGCACCCTTAACTCTTCTGTAGCAGTCATGGGCCATCAATTTTTCTATATCATAAAAGGAGAGGTCTTTGCCTCTCCCAGACTCATTCTTATTTAATTTTTTCTTCTTAGGCTTTTCTTTTTCCATACCTATTGCCTACTTCCTCCCAACAATTCATTATTTCCGATTCACTTTCATTTAATTTATAAAATGAGATTCATAAATCAATTCATAAAAATCCTAGTATCATATTTACCATATTGTAAATAATATTAATTAAACACGGTAGTAAAGGAGGATTCAATTAATGAATTCACAAGCAAGAGATAACATTCATAAAGTAAAGGAATCATTAAAAAGTACTCAGCACTGTCTCCAGATGGCTGCAAATGAGGTTGAAAATTCTAATATTAAAAAGCAAATAAACAATCAATTAACTCAGATTACTAATTGTCTTGTAGAATGCGAAAAAATAGCTTCTGGATTAAGTCAACACAAAAATCAATAAATATAATAAAAAGTTTGAGTCATGCAAAATAAGCACCCCAAATGAGGATGCTTATTTCATAGATCTAATAAAATATAATTAAGGGAGATTAAATTTTATAAAAAATCTATTTCTAAAGGTTATTCCTTAGAATACTTATAAGTATATATAGTATTTGTGGCAATTTAGCGTCGTATTAATTAACTATTTATGAATAAACACATTGGTAGCCCCATTTTGCCCTGGAGCCACGGGCTTATTCAAAGAGGGTATTAATATCTATCTTTATATTCATTTGCCAATCTTTTCGGCGTGTCCCATGTAACACATGGAGCGACTTCTTTGTTCAATACTATATCTCCATTAGGCTTTGTCTTATATATTGATCTATTCTTTTTTACAAATGTACTGTCTCCCATATATCTATTAGCCTGGTAATTTACTGCCTTTATTATTTCACGTCTTTGAGTTAGGGCAGTTTGATGTTGTCTTTTCAGACATCCAAAATTTCTCTGGATACACTTCTTAACAGTATCCTTTTTGCAATTTAATTTCCTGGCAATCTCAGGAGCTGTAAACCCTTCATTGTACAATTTCTCAACCTGCTTTTTATCTACAACAGCCTTCATCCAACCAACTCCTAAAAAAGAATATAGTTTACCCAAACCATAAAAGGGGACATATTTTACTTTTACCAAATTGAATTCTTCAAATTTCATTTATATTATATATCATCCTTCCGAAAATTTTTCCCAACTTTGTCCCAAATTTGTCTCACTTTTGTCTCACGATTTTTTACTATCTATTGCACTGGCTTATATTTTAATCTATTATTAAGGTAAATAAATACTATATTTTATACTTTATGGTTCATTTAGTACTTTTTATTAAAAAATGGAGGGATTATAAATGATTAAATATGTTCCTGTATTAAAATGGAAGACAGGAGAAAAAGATGCAATTAAAAAATTGGACAAGAGCCAACTTGAAGAAATTTTTCCTGTAATTGAATTGGTAGATTCTATAGATACAAACAGTTTATTAAATGAAATCAGAGAAATTGGCTTAAATCACGCTTTTATTGATACCTCTCATTATGATGAAACAGATTTTAAATTTTATAAAGATTTAGCTGCTGACAACAATTTATATATAATTCCCGTATTTTATATTGATGATTTATTTAATAATATTTCTTCGGTAGCAAATCAATTTGATGAAATATGTATAAGATTAGCAATACCCGAACCTCTTGATTCTTTAAGTTATACTGAACTTTTCAAAAAAATATTTAAAAAAGAGATAAATTTAAAAATTGACTTAATACTAGACTTAATTTTCGTTCAAGATATGGAATCAGCTTCTCTAAAATATGTAGCCTTAAATCAAATATTATCCCAATTAGAAAAATATCATAATAACATAAATAAAGTAATCATTTCATCTACATCATTTCCTGAAAATTTAAATTCTTTAGAAGCAGGTGGAGAACAATCATATAAGAGATATGAATTTATCATATTTAACAAGCTTCTTGAAAATCCTAATTGTAAAAATTTAATAAGCAAATTAATATATTCTGATTACGGGGTAAATAAGTTTACAGATACAGAAATGGATTTTTCAAGACTTCAATATGGAGTTTTACCAAAAATAAAATATACACTTGATAATTCTTATTATGTACAAAAAGGTGAAAAGGATAGAATAAGAAATGTTTATACCGTTTCAGTTTTTGATATGTGCGATAAAATAGTTAAATCAAAATTTTTCTATGGGCAAAACTTTTCTTACGGAGATAATCAAATTTACACCAAATCTATTGACAAAAGAGGTCCTGGCGGAAATAAAGATTGGGTTACGATTTCTACTGTTCATCACATAGCTGTAATATTGAAACAGATCTCCAATTACATCTAAGTTTAATCGTAGTCCTTGTATAATCTATTATTTCATCATTTGGAACTTCCTTTAAAATCACATCTATAAGAGCACGCTTTGTTTTGCTCTTATATTTTTTGTCTGTATATCTAGCAACCAGTTCTATAAGTTCATCCTTCCATAAAATAGTTAATCTTGAAAATGGATCTACGTTATTATTAATACGTCCTTTTCTAACAGTTTTAAGCTCTTTATTTTCATTATAATATTTAATTCCCCACCATTTAGGTATTATTTTTTTTACTTCATTTACATATTTTTTAGTTGTTACTAATACCATCCTATCAAAAACCTTGCTATAATACTCTGATTGTCTAGGCAACCTTTGCAAGGTATCCATATCACTTTTTATTTCGTACCCATGAAACAAGCCATTAATTACAGCTATATCTATCCTAACATAACCATTAAGTATACTCATTTCAGGCACAACGATAGTGCTAGTATCATCTATATACATAGGCTCTTTTGAAAAATCTTTATACAAAAATGACCTCATATCACTATCATACATAATAAAACTCTCCTTCCACAATTAAAAAACTAATTATATTATAATACATATTGTCAACGTTATATTTACCTATCATCATACATTCTCTCCCACTTAACAATATCCTCCAATATCTCCTCACGCCTCCTATAAGCAGTACTTCTCACACCACCATACATTTCATTGGCAATCCACCCAACACTCTTGTTCAACTTATATTTGTAAGTAATAAATTTCATAATTTCTTCTGATAGTGGAGGGACTGTCAGCACTTTTTTCAATGGAGCTATGTTTCTTTTTAACTGCCTTATCCTGGCCATATTCTTACGGAGTTTTTTACTTACACACTTCAATTCATCTTTAAGCTCCTTAATTTCTTTTGTATCTTCCTTTTCCATCATAATTTGGCCTGAGTATTTTATATCTCGCTGGATGCTTTCTTCTTGCTCCTGAAGGTCCTTACAATCAATCTCCAGCAGCTCCATTTCCTTAAGATCTCTAAAATAGCCATATAACTTCCCTTCTGTCTTTTTAAATGTCTCTTTGTCCAACAGCTATCCCTCCTACTTATTTATTGCTTATGTCTAAATATCAACACCACTGCTGTCATCACACCAACAAATATACCTATGCACAAAAGGTACAAAACCACAAAACACATTAATTCCCTCACTGCATCACTCCCTGTATTCCCATAAACTCAACTGTCCTTTCGCCGGGATTGGTTTCTTTAGTATTTCAATGTTATTTAAGATCCACGCATATCTACCTGGAGTAAAATCTCCAAACAAATATTCATTCCCATCTACAGACAAATTGCCCTCTGTAATAGCACCACACATATCATCAAGCTCAATTATTTTCTGGCAATCAACCAATTCACATTTAGCAATTATCATCCCTATAGGTAAATTCTCATAATTATCATATCCATGCTTTTCCAAAACTGATTTTATAGGCTCATACATACAGCTTTCTTTATTAATACTCTTTCCAGCATGTATCAACAGTTCCCCGCGATAATTTGTCCTCCATGACCTAGTTTCTATATGTTTCTCTCCCAGGGCTATGAGTGAAGCCCAAGGCTGCCTGATAGTTAAAACCTTCATACTATTACACCCTTCTTTCTCTCCATATACAAAATCCCGGTCAACCCGTCCCGCCCAAAATCCTCAATGTGGTAATATTTTTCAAACTTCTTAGTAATTCTAATTTTCTCCCTAAAGTTCCAGTAAGGTATTCCCATTGCCCTGATTTTAGTAATCTTATTCATTTCACCACCTGCACCTTATACGACGACGTTTATTGCATCTTTTAACACTCTCACCCGCAACCTCGAATACCATGTTTTCTTTCTCTTTGGCTTTTTTAATTTTACGTTTCTGAAGCATATTGTATGTCATTTCAACTTTCTGTTTCGCCGTCAATTTCTCCATATACACCACTCCTAAAGTTATTTTTTAAACTAATTTTTTTCTTGTCTCATATTCGTGATTTTTTTGTAAAATCGTCAACTCCTAAAATTACCAGAATAATAATTTAATTTTTGTGCACCCTATTCACATAAGGATATCAATGTACTCAAGATTTTAGAATGTTAGAGTTTATGTGAAGTTTGAAAAAAGTTTATGTGGATTGGGATGTTTTGTCTCTTGGTGCATTGATGCCTTAGTTTTTAAACTTATGTTGCATTAAACCTCTTGTACCAGGGATTTAACCTCCCTGGTCTTTTTCTTTGTAAAATATTTAGATTTTAGTATAATAACTTAAAATCCGCACATACTATAAATACCTATATTCAGTTTCTATATTATTTTTTGCCAGGGAGCTTTCTCCCTGGTTTTCTTTTTGTAGGAATTTTGCTAACTAATCCCACTTTAATTTTTGACCACAATGCTTACAAAATAGATCCTTATATCCTACCCATTCCTTACATTTACAGCTATAAATCTTGGCACCTTTATGAAATACAAAGCTTCCAATTTTAATATCATTTTCGGCTGTCAAATGAGTTGGCTTTTGAGGTATCTGTTTTTCCAAAGCTTCCACACTTACCTTAAAAGCATATTTAATCTCTGGACAAATCCATTTACTATTTAATTCCTGCTTTATGATATCTAAAGAATATTTATAATCTTCCAATGCTTTCCCTCCTAGCCCTTTCCTCCCACTTAGCTTTTTCAGCCTGCAGCTTGGCAACCTTTTTTAAAATCCCTCTCCAGCTCCGCAATTTTAATTTCATTTTCCACTTTTGCAATTCTCTGCCTATAGAACTCAGTCATAAGCATTTCTCATGCCTCTTTTCAAAATATTCTTTCAGACTTTTCATATCCACAGTAATCTCTCCAGTTTTCTTATCCATATCTACATTAATGCCATCCTTCTTAAAATCATCTGCTAGTTTTTTGCTTCTTTCCATGTGTTCTTTAAATCTTTGTTTCATAGATTTATTTTTATTACTCATATTTCATACTCCTTCAATCAACTATTCTTATTGACATACCGTTAAATTCATTTCCAAAATCACTATTTAGCTCCATATTCTTTAATAAATTTCCCCCTATAATTGATGAGAAGATTATCTTTTCTTTACGTGTCAATTTATTATTGAATTTCATGTCAAGAAATTTATTTTTGCCTTCTATCACTATTGTTGCTTCATTTAATGTAGTTTCCCTAATATCTTTATCAATGTAAGGTGTTATATCAATTTTTGGCATATTACATACCTCCTAACAATTGGCCTTCTCAAACATGCTTATCTGCTTGTCTGCCTTTTTCAACATACTAAAATCACTTTCATCAAATCCATCAAGTAAATTTGGAACTGAACTCTTTGTCGTTTCCCATCCATACCCTAATGTGCCTATTACCTCTTTCCATCCTTTCACATCAGGCTCCACAAGGCTATCACCGTCTATCCTTTTCAAGCAGCTGTATATAAGTGCTATGATCTGTTCATTGGATATTCTCTCCATCCAGAACTCCCTACTTTCTATGATGAATCTATATCCTGCAATTATTGTTAACTGCTTCGGAGCTTTCTTTATCCACATTACCTCATCATTCCTATTAAGTTCATCACCCACATAATCCGTATCCTCAATAAACAATATCCTATTTACATTTATGTTATTAAAACCTGCTACTTTTTCCATGAACCTATTTTTGATTTTCTGAGCTATAGGTTGGTAAAATTCATTCTTAATCCAGTGTTTCGTATCATACTTGCCGTTATTCAAATTGAGTATTTTTCTTATCTGTCCACTCCCAGTGGATTCCACATACTGCAGGTTATATCCAACACAGTCAATCTCTTGAGCCTTCCCAGACTTATCATCAATGATTTTTATTTTTGGCATAATTTCTTACTCTCCCTTCTCTTTTTCTTGAGCTCTTTAAAATCGATCCATCCACTTTCGCTATACTTGAGGCTTCTTGAAATCCACCTGAAGTCCATATCTGGATGGAGATGTTTAAGCATCTTAAATTTGAGCTCTCCTTGTGGTGTACTGTCTCCTTTGACATCAACATAGGTCTCTGTACCATCAAGGTTATATATTAAAAAATCCAATGCATATGTGGCTGGCCTTTCCTTTTTGCCTTTATACTCAAAAGCTGGTATTAGCGTGAACTTAGGCTGTAATTCAAAGTTTTCTATTTCACCTTTTGCTTTTTTCTTTTTGAGATACACATAATACTTGGCTTCATCCTTGGAATCAAAGGTTATACCGTCAACAACTATTTTCTTGGCGTTGTATTTACTTCTCACATAACCACATCCTTTAGTTCTCTAAGTTCTGCAATAAAATCATCAATATCCTTGAAATCTATCGGTATAGCATTAACAGCAGACTTCTGTCTCAGGAGGAATCCTCCGCCTTGTATTTCATAACTCATTGTCTTACCCTGCAACAGTACTATTTTTAGCAGTTTCTTAGGCTTTGGTTTTTCATAAACAGCTGTGGGTCCTTTAGGTTCTTTTACTTCTTTAACTTCAAGCACTCTATCCTTCTCCTTAACATATATAGAATTGAGTTTACCCTTCTCAGCCAGTTCATCTATCCTGAATTTAGCTGTATGAGGTTCAATTTTGAATTTATCTGCAACAGCCTTAATCAAAATATCTTCATCCGTGTTACTGCTAAATTTTTGCCTTTTCAATTCATCAATTATCATTTCATCAGTTAGTGGTTTTTTATTTTCATGCTTGCACCCGGCACTTGGATTATGATTAACCACTTTTATGTCACCTTTTAAATACTCTTTTTTCCAGTTGTAATAATACATCTGAGCTGTATTTTTAGTTGTTCCAAACTCTTTCATTACTCCAAATACAAGATCATCTTTGCTTTTATCATCATACTTACTGAAATACTCAAAGCATTTTTCTTTATTGCTAATTTCGCCCATTTTGATCCACCTACTTTCTTAATTCACTAAATTACTCATACAATGCCCTTAAACGAATTTTAATTTACTGGACAAGTATTTATACTCTTGTGCTATTTAAATTAAAATTTACCCTGTTTTGGACTTAATTTTTGATATTTCATCATGTTGTCCAACCATTCAATATTTCTCTCAACATTTTGGTTTTCTCTAAGCCCTTTTTTATTCGTATACTTGAAAATGTGTTTTCAATTGGCTGGCACATCTCATGTATCAATCTATCTGCGGTTCTGCCTACATCTGTACCGCAGTCTTTGTCATATCTTCTCTTGAGCTGGCTCATTGTCAGATTTGAGGTAATCATGAGAGGCTTCTTTTTTCTGCATCTTGAATCCAATATCTGATACATGGTAGCTCTGGACCAGTCTGTATTATTTTCAACTCCCATATCGTCAATGATCACCAGGTCTGCGTTATCCAAGCAATTTAGTATACTCTGAACTCCTTCATCACCATAGCTTCCAAAACTGTTTTTTATTCTCTCTAAAATCCCGATAGCTGAAACACATACCACGGGGATAAACTGTTTTATAAGTGCATTGGCAATACAGCCTGATAAAAACGTCTTTCCATTTCCCGGATTACCATAGACAAGCAGTCCTAAATTCTCTTTTAAAGCCTTTTTCTTGAAAGATCTTACGTATTTTATACCTAGGTCATACATCTTCTCATTGCCCAAGGTATGGTCCCAATTTTCAAAGGTAAACTCCTTAAATTCCCTGGTCATAAGGCTGTTATTAAATATCTGCTTAAGCCTGGTCTGCTTTTCTCTGGCCTTGGATATTCTCTCGCTTTGTTCAAGAGCTTTTCTCTTGCATTTGCACATTCTTGGAACTATATAGTTTTTCCCAAGCATCCTGATTATTTTTCCTGTAGGTTCACCGCAAACATGGCAGTTTTCAAGTGTTGGCCTAGAAGTGGAAACCAATGCCGGAGCTATCGATTCCGTATTCTGTAGTCTGTTTTGAGTTTTTAACATTGCCTTTACCCCCTTTTTTCTTGATATTCTCGCACTTCCAAAGATCTCTTATAATGCCTGTGCAGTACCTAAAGCTGTTGATTTTATCCGAATCGGCATCTGGCTTAAAATCACTAAACGCTTTATCTATACCCTTCAGGACTATGTCGAGGGACGGCACCTCTGCACATATCTTCTGGGCAGCCTCCAGTTCACGAGGCCTTAGCTGCACATCTGCTTTCCCTGATTTCTGGCAAAAATATTCTAGCGCTATTACCCAATTCTCTTTTTCTTTATTTTCTTTTTCAGTAGTAGTAATATTATTATTTTCTTTTCCTTTCTTTTCTTTTATGGCATTGCTAGCGCATTGCTTACGCATTGCCTGTGCATCACTAGCATGTTTTTTAGTATTAGTTTCATCAGTTTTTGACGTGTCTGAATCCTTGTGCCAGCGGGCGTTGGCAGCCCTTTTCGCTTTCTCAGATTTAGCATCCCTTTTGGACATCCTTTTTATCAAACTATTTGACCAAATATAGGTCCCGTCAGTCTCAAATAATTTATACTCATTTATGCATTTTTCTACATACCCATGCAATGCATCTTTGTCGCATTGCAGTTGCATTGCTAACGTAATGCATAAGTATTTATTGTTTTCAAGCTTATATTCCGGCTGTTCTCTCAATATTTCAATTATCATCCAATACCACCCGTAACCCTCTGCCCCATATTCACTTCTCATGGCAAGTATCTTTGGGTCATTCCTGGCATTATAATCATGGGAGAAGTAATATGTCTCTTTCATGATCTCATCCCCCATTTAAAAAATATTTTGCCTGTCATAACATACATATTTCCTATCTCCTTCTCCCATAGCACAATACTCCTTAACCTTATTTATCATCCATACTTTCAGCGAACGGTGTGCCTTCATACGGATCCCTATCCTTGCCTTTTTCTTCTTCATCCTCTGCTTCCATATATTCTACGTCTGTCGCATTTACTTCTGGTTCATCCGCTGCTTCTTCGTCAAATACTTCATAGTTGTCCTCATTAGTTTTAATTATTTTACTGTCACTTGTAATTGCTTCTTGCATGTCAATACTTAAAATTCCCCAGGTTGAAAGCATATTTTTAAGTACTGTTTTCCTTGCCATTGCATCAAAGTCTGTTTTCCATGGTCCGTTACCAAAACTCTTGCTGAACCTCTTGGCATGCGCTGTTACTTTTTCTTTACTCCAGTACACCATCTTTTCAAAACCATTTAAGAGCCTGAAGTATGCTGCATATCCTATTACTGCATCCGATTGTTTATTATCCAAGTCTAATTCCAATTCTTCTGTGAGAGGGTTGAAGCTTTTAAGCTGTCCTTCATATATCTCTGTTACATTGAGCTTTTTATATTGTGCTGACCTCTGAGCCATCTGAATAAATCCCCTGTATCCAACTTGAAACTGTGCTTCCAGCTTTCCATGATTTTTAAATGGTATTATCCATGCAAATCCCAAGTTAGGATCTATGGGAAGTTTCAAGGAGGCGGCCTTTAAGGCACTCCCCAAAACTGTCATATTGTCACAACCCTTTAATTTCTCCTGTTTCAAGTTAAGTAAGCTGGTTATAAATCCATTGGCCTGTTTGTCGAGCATGTCCTCAAATCTTTTCTTTATACTTGCAGAATAAACAAGTGCCTTGAATGGATCCTTGGGTAGTTTCCCTGGCTCCTTTTTTGTAAGTTCCTTTTTTAAGCTCTGACTTGTAGCCATATTACTCATCCTCCCCTTCAAAATCTTCTTTAAATTTACACATTATTTTGTCTTTATCATTGTCATAATAAATTGAATCTATAAAATACCCGCAGTCACCTGGATCATACATTTTAAAGTCATTTTTATTCATAGCTGCCAGCTGGGCATTAAAACTATTTATAAGTGCTGTAAATGCCGGATTTGCCATTACGCTTTTACCTCCTTGATATTAAATTTTCTGTATGAGCTTGCATTTAAATACTGTTTAAATAGCTCAGGATACTCCGCCTTGAACCTTTTGCTGTCAAACCTATTGGAGGTTATGCTCTTCCAATTAATCTCGTAATCAGGAGCATATCCTATTTCAGCCTCACCCATTTCAAACTTTATATTGTTCTCAATTTCCTTGGCCTGAAGCTCCAAGGATTTTATAGTGTTTTTAATTTCGAAGTAATCTTTAATTTTGTCTTTGTATTCAGATTTTAGATTTACAACCGTCCCTGGAGTTGAGTCCTTGAATCTTTCCTTTAAATACCTCTCTGCAGCATCAGATCCATCCAACTTGGGCGGCACTCTTTTAAGTACGTTGTTCTCCCAGAAGTCTTTTTCTTTGGCTACGATTATATTTATAAGTTCCTGGTCCCTCTCAATTTCTTTATATATAAACTTCTGTCCACCTATGAGCACGGCTATATATGCCTTTTTATCACCTGTAACAGCCAGATAGTGCATAACCTGCGCAAGATAACTTGCTGGTATTTCTTCACTCTCCCAACTGCTCGACAGGAAAGTATTTGCTGTCTTACATTCAAGCAGTGCTTTTTCGCCCACTATTTTCCTGTCCAGATTTGCAGTCATAAATGGATGCTCAATGCTTTGAAGTATTGCATTTCTCCTTCTAACCCTTTTACCTGTTTTCTCTGAAAATCTCCTTGCAACATTGGGTTCCAGTATAGTTCCCCAATAAGCAGCCTCACTCTGTTCATCATTTTTGACTATCTCCTGGGTTTTATCTATATAAACATCAAGTGGTGATTTATAATTGTTTATCCCAAGTATTGCTCCTGCATCAGAACCGCCGATACCCTGCTGGCGGCTTTTCAACCATTCAATTTCTGTCATATCTTTTGTTTTAGCCAATACCTTGTACAAATTTAATACCTCCCCATATTTGATTTTTCTCCCATTCTTTAGTAGAATGAGAATAACGATATTTTATTTTTGAACCCTCTGCAAAGGGTTTTCTTTTTATTCATATTTAAGAAATTCCTTGAGTTCCATGTCTGTCAAATCCTCTACGTTCTTGAATGTCTCTCCAGTATCCGGATTGTACAGCTCGCCATTGTTGTCCATCTTGCAGTTTCTCACAAACTCTATGGCTTCTTTGGTATCTAAATTTTTATTCTGGACAAGCTCAACAACCTTATCTGCCTTCTTTCTTATGGATTCCATTTACTCACCTTCCTTTAAAATTTGAAAACTTTCAGCATTTTTGTATTTTCCATTTTCTTTCACAATAAGAGGTGCATAATAATTGCTTCTATCTCCTGGATAGCTTATTAACGCTATAGCCCCTTTATAAAATCTATGGACATTACACAGCTTTTTTCTTTTCCCCTGCAATGCCTGACACAATATTTCCATTTTGTTGCATCCTTTCAAATCACATTTGCCAGAAATATAATAACTGGTATCAAAATAACTATAGTCAGTTCATTTTCCACATCATTTTCTCTTTTATATCTAACTGTGTTGTATATAGCTAATACAATTATTGCTAATAAACTATAAACTCCTAAAACCTCAGCTCCTAGATGTGTCATGGTTTCCCTCCTTCATTTTCTGAACTATCAGCTTATCAAGTTTCTGGCTGATTTCTAGTGTTCTTTCATCCCGCAGACCGTATAAAGCAACACACTCATTCAATTTTTTCTTTAATTCCTCCATATTAAGCTCCTACTCTCATCTCCCTTTTCTTCCTGAATTTTCTAAGCCTCATACGAATAGCTTCTGCTGAAACTCCATACATACTACCGATTTTTTCATATGACATTCCTTCGTCTCTTAATTCCTGCATTTCAAATAATTCAGTATCATTTGGAACATATCGCTTTTTCTTTGTTCTCTTGCTTTTGTGTAATGCCACAAATGCCTGCTCGACTGTAACTGGAACCTGTGTTGCTATAAAAAGCGCATACCAATTCTCTTCCATGCTTCTCCCTCCTAGTACCAATCTCCATTCCCCAGCACATGCAGCCAGTCACCGTCATTCAGTACAACTTTTAGATATCCATCAGCTCTTTGCACTTTTATAGGTGCATGCTTTTCTGGTTCTTCCCACATGCTGTAGAAGTTCTTGCAAAAACTATCAAAGACTTGTTTCTCTGTATCAGCCAACTTGCCGTAGCCTTTTACTTTCTCCGGGATAAACATTTAATCATCTCCCTTTATAAACCACTTGCCGTATAGAAGTTCTTGAAGTGAAACGGGGTCTGCACTCTTGCGGGTATCACATATTTTTGAAAATGCCGATCCGTCATTGACTACATGGTATTCAGCTGTGAAGTCTCCTAGTTCACATATAATTGTTTTTCCATCTTCAGATGCCTTAAGAGCTTCTTTCACACTTACTGGCTCATTTACCAGCCTGAATTTGCTATTCAGTGTAAAATTTGATAATACAGGCTTTCCTTCTTCATTTGCAACATATCCATATTCACTTAAATGAAGATTGTTACCCAAAGTCATCTTGTGAGATTCCTCTCCAATGTACTTGAATTTCAAATTCGGATTCCTTCTAAATTTTTCTATCATCTGATCCAATGTGTATTCAGTCATTCTGTTCCCTCCTTATTTTTTCTTTAACTAATTTGTCATGTGCAACTAGATGAATGCATCTGTCCTTTTCCCTGGTGTCATGCTCTATCTGCCATTCAAGTGCCTTAATCTGCCTATCCAATTCTTCGCTGTCCTCTGGAATCATTACCTCTAGCACTCTTTCTCCTCCTCTCAATTTCCTTGCTTATCGCATCAAGCTTACTTTTAACCTTGTCTCCCTTTTTAAGTTCAACCCCAAGTGCAACTCTTGCCATAGTTAATGCAAATGGTGCTGCTTCTTTCAGTCCAGTTTTAAATTTTCTGCTGCTTATGGATTCTCTGTACCATAGATTCACTCAGCTTTCACTCCCTTCACTACCTCAACATTGTTAAATACCCAGTTTATAGCCCACACTGTAAATTCATCAAAAGTTGCTGGTTCATCTTCAATACCGTCAACCTGTTCTATGAATTCATCCCTTTCTCCGCCTTCCATATAAATGTCAATCCAGGGATACTTTTCATCTTTGACAAATTTAAATGCTCCCACATTTACAATCATTGCAGTACTTGTATCCACATCTAAATCAGTTGAAGTTGTCTTTATTTTCTTTGACATCTTACATTGCCACCTCCTTTAAATCTTTTTCTATAATTGGCACTATCCCATTCTCTTTAAGCAGGTTATATATAAACATCCTGCCTTTTTGTGTCCATTTTGTATTCATCTTTATATCAGGCCTGCCATCTCTATGAACAATATCTGTTGTTTGAGAATGCGTATATCCTTTTCCCTGATATTGTGAATATAAAAGCCATTGTTTACTTTGCTTGTATTGAACTTTCAAGTCATGAAGTATCTCATTCACTCTCTGCCCACTCATCCCATAATCCTTAGCTATTTGAGTTATAGTAACAAGCCCTGGATTCTTGATAATTAAGTCAGTATAATCTGCTTTCGGTTTAAGTTTCTCTATCACTTCATCTTTTTTCTTACTTTCAAGCTGGAGTCTCTCATTTTCTTCAACTTTATCAGCAAGCTGTCTAAGTGCTTCTGGATATGTGGCTGGTAAATTATATTTCCCGTTATTATCCATAACATTGAAATAAGTTTCCTCTAATTTTTCATATACATCCCAAGCTTCATCAGTATCTAAAATTTTTGCATGTCTTGCCGCTCCTCTATCTGTCCACAAAATAAGCTGTGGAGCAAATTTCAAAGGTTCCCCGATACTATCGGGTAAGCTATTTTTAAAATCCTTCAAAGCCTGTCCTTCAAGTCTTATATAATGTTTATTTTCTATAAACCTATTTCTGTTATTTGAAAAATTATCTTGAATGTTTTTCTCTGTAGCTCCATACTGTTCAGCCAAAACCCTAGTTGTCATGATTCTTTGATTTTTAAATTCAATTGGTATCAAGTTGCTCAACTTCATCCCTCCTTATAAAACTCTTCTTTCTTCTGCAACTCTCTCTAGCCATAAATCCAATTTCTTTTTACTTACTAGAAACTTAATGCCATTCCTAAAGCAAGGGAAATCAGAATTCTCAGCATGTACAAGCTCCATAATCTTGTCGCGGCCTATTCCTGAATACTCTTTGCATTCATCTATCGTCAATGTAGCCTTGTTAATTTCTTTCAAAGCTTCCTTAATGGCATCTTTGATTACTTCCTTAAAATTTTCATCTGCTCTCATTTCCATAAATAAGTTCTCCTCCCTACTTCAATTTTTTCTGAGCCCAAAGTTTTAGTGATTGTATCTTTTGCGAAAACTCATCTAATTCTTCAACTATATTTTTAAGTTCTGGTTTTTCATCCTCTGTAATAACTCTGTCTTGTACAATTTCCATTAATTTATCAGTTGTAGATCCCGAATGTTTCAGCAAAATTGATATTTGAATCGTAAGATAACTTATATCTGGCACTTCAAGATGCGGCACTGTATGTTTTCCTATAGGGCATTGCTCACAACAAAAATAGTTGTTCAATTCTGGAGCATTGTATGCATCAGACATCATCAAAACTTCCTCTGGATAAGCACAAATACTATCAAGTTCTATTCTTGCAAGCCTGGTTCTATCAATTCCGATTATTTCAGCAGCCCCTTCTCTACTATTGAGTTTGTCATTTGTGACAGCTGCTTCCATTCGTGCTTTATAATATATGTTGTCTGCTGCTTTCGTAGCTTTTCTTGCCATTTATTTCACTTCCTTTTACCGGTAGAATATAAATATAAGTTCCCATTATCTGCTAAAGGTTCTGGCATTATTTTGTAGAATTATCATCATCAAGAAAGGTGGTGATAAATTATGTCCAATATTAATTTTGATAAATTAGCAAATGAATATTTAGAAGAACTTAAGACCAAAAATCCTAATCCGGATAACGATCCATATAAAGGTCTTTCTGATGTCATTTGCCAAACAGCTGCAAAAGTTTGCGTAAGTATATTAAAAAAATACGACGAACTAAAATCTAAAGAGGAAAATTAGATTTCAATTTTTCAGAAATCACTTTAGTAATTTCTTCTATAGTTGGCTGTGCTTGAACTTGCTCTTCAAGTACAGCTATCCTTTGCTCAAGTTGTTTAATTCGTTGCTCTGCATCCATCACACGACCTCCTTTACTGGTAGAATTAGATTATGGGACTATACTACTTGTCTTTGATTATTTATACACATTTCGTGTGATTGTTTTTTAAAAAAAATTTCATCCACATTTATGTTAAACTTTTCTTTCATCTTTTTAATAAAATTAAAGCTTGGATTTCTTTGACCTAACTCAATTTTAATATAAAAGGATGATGATATTCCCAAAGCTGATGCCATATCTTTTTGACTCATATTTAGGGATTCTCTGAATTCTATTAATTTTGAATTCATAATAAGCCTCCTTTCGTCTTGTACACGTTATGTGTTGTTTATGGTTTCATATTATCACACGTATTGTGTTGTGTCAATATATATTCACACATTTTGTGTAAAATATTTTAAATTACACATTATGTGTTAAAATATAGCTATGAGGTGAGTTAAATGTTTGGAGAAAAACTGAAAAAATTAAGAACTGATAAAAATATGACTCAGCAGGAGCTTGCAAAAATTTTAAAAATTTCTTCAAGCACTATTGGGATGTATGAACAAAATAGAAGATCACCAGATATAGAGACATTAAAAAAGATAGCTCAACATTTTAATGTTTCCGTAGATTATCTATTAGATAATACTAGTACAAGAAATGCAACTGATTCTGCTGATAAAATAGCTGAATCCTTAAACGATGATCCAGAACTGTCACAGTTTTGGGATTCATTAAAAGATAGAGAAGATTTAAAATTGCTATTTAAGCAAACTAGAGATATGTCTCCCAATGATATAAAAAAAATTATTCGGATTATAAAAGCAATTGAAGATGAAGAAGATAGAAATGACGGATAAATATATATCCATACATATAAAATATATTGAGAGGGGAATTAACATGGAAGAAGATAAGGTATTTGATCTAATGACTAAAATGTATGCTGAAATGCAGCAAGATCTTAAAAGTATACACACTGAAATGCAAAATGGATTTAAAGGTGTAAATGAAAGAATAGATTCTGTAGAGGTAGAAGTTAAAAAGAATTCAGTATTGCTTGAAAAACAGGGTAAAGATATAAAATTACTGGCCGAAGGTCATAAAAGTTTATCCGAGCAAATGGATCACAAATTCACAGAAGTAAATGAAACAATAGAAAGGAACTACACTCTGCATGATAGAGCTATTAAAAATATTTCTAAAACATCAAATAAAGGTGAAAAAGCTTATGATTTCATAAAAGAATTATCCAATAAAAACTTCGGAGATTAAATGTTATGGGAGATGATGTTATGGACATATTGGATAAGCCTTTGTTAAAGGCACTTTTAAATGAGGATATACCCTTTTACGAAGTGATGAACTCCTTCAATATTAAAACCACTATACTTTTCAATATACCGTCACATATCCTTGGCTTTGTTTATTTAAGCAGGCGCGGTTATTACCACATACTACTGAATGGCTCCGTAAATTATGAAACTCAATGCAAGGTTTTCATACATGAAGTAAAACATATAACTGATGATATGCCTAAGCTTGCCTACATAATAGGATTGGACATGCAATACACATACATGGAGCTCTCTGCTGATGATATAGCTAATAAACTATATACCGTTAAGTAATTCACTCAATTTTATAATTTTGAGTTTTTATTTTTACCTACTGGAGAAAATTTTGTAATTATATGTTTATATTTCATAGATGTCTAATAATTTCATAGATCCTACTTTATTATATTGTAATATACTTTAAATAGAAGATTCATATAATACAGTTGTTTTATGAAGTAGTTAAACAGATTAAATAGTATGCAAAGTATTATAAATAAAGGTAGTGATAATATTGGAAAAATTTGATCCTGAAAAATATGATTTATCTGAATTAGGCACTATTCTAAATGAATGGATAAAAAACTCTTCTTCACACCCAGAGATAGAACAATGGTATAAAAATGGTGCCAAACCTATAGAAAGATCTAAAACTAAGGAAGATAAAGATTTCGAGAAATATAGTAAATCCTACGAGAAAGCTAGAAATTTAGAAAAATTGGGAAAAGAAAATGAAGCGCTTAATATATACCTCAATATACTAGCTAAATACAGCCCTATTGGAACAGCATATTATGAAAGACCTGCAATAATACTTGAACGTGAAAAAAAGTATATATTAGCAGCTAATATCTGCAAAAAAGCCATTAAAGCAATAAACAACCCTCATTTTCATGCAACACCAGAAGAATTTATACATAGATTAAACAGATTAAATGATAAAATAGCAAAACAAAAAATTTCTAAAATTACTGTTTTCAAAAAGAAAACTACAAATAAACCAGTCAAATCTTCTTCCAAAAATATCATTACAGCAACTCAGACAAAAGAAGTTTCTACACAAAATATTAAATTTCCGGACTGGTATGTGAGTATATCTTTCGGAGAGTCTAAATCTCCAAGTTTTCCTCAGGTGTTGGCACTTGCAAAACTAGCGCCTCAATACATTGAAAATGATGTTGATAATAAAATTTTATATCAGGCCGTTTATTCAGATAGACCTAAAGAATACTTACAATTTATAAAACTATATGAGTTGATAAGCAAATGGAAATCTTGTTTTGTTATAATAAATGGGAATGTTATGGACAGAAAAATAATTGGTGGATTAAATTATTGTTATGGCGATAAATGCAGATCAGGTAATCCTGACTTTTGTTTTGGCGCTAGTGAAATGACAGCAAATCCTTTTGGATGCCATAGACTCCAGATAAGCGCTTATAATAACCCTTGGTGGTCTATAGGTAATTTTGTAACTCCGACCATATGGCGTGTTGATAAGCAAGCTATATTAAAGAGAATCGAAACTTATTCATTGCCATATATTATGTGTCCTTCATTTTCTATTAAAAATATTAGAGCAGTTGTTAAATCTCTACCTGATGAAATAAATTTAAGTAAAAATAGAAATTGGGAAAAAACATATAACGGAATTCAGCCAAAAAATTTTTATAACGCAGGTACTATAACAATTAATTTAGCTCAAAATAACACAAGCGAAAAATCTACGTCTGATAAAAAGAATGTTGGATTTTTCTCAAAACTAAAGTCAATATTTAAAAAGGATCCTTAAAAATTAATTAAGTATAAATCCACCAAATCCAGATTATACTAAATTATAGAAAGGAATGAATATAATGTCCGATACTGATAAAATATTAAAACAAATTTTAAAAGGTCAGGAACAATTTCAAAAATCTCAGGAGAAAATGCAAGAAGATATAAGTTTAATCAAAACCCAGCAGAAAGAGCATGGTGAAATATTATCCTCACTTAAATCTGCTTCTGAATTTCATAAAGCTGACATTGACAATTTAACGCACCAGGTCGCAGAGGTTCAAGGTACAGTTAAAAATCTATCTGATAAAATGGATAAAAATTTCTCTGACTTGAACGAAACAAATAAGTCTTTGCTTGAGATGTATGGATCCCATGAAGCTGAGATAAGAACTTTAAGGCGTAAACTAGTTTAAAATATCTATAGAAAGGAATGATATTCATGGATAAAGAGGATTTAAAAGCTATAGCCGAACTATTAGATACAAAGCTTGAACCTATAAAAGAAGAAATAAAATACATGAAAATTCAACAGAAACAAGATCATGAAATCCTAAAAGCCTTGGAACATAGTTCGGAGATTTCTAAGTCCGAAAGAGATAAAATAAGCAATGACATAGCACATATCCAAGGTGATGTAAAAAATATAAATGAGAACCTAGATGCTGTAAAAGAAATTTTAGGAAGACATGAAGTTGATATTACCGTATTGAAGCGCAGACCGGTATAAAATATTTAAAACATGATGAGTTAATTTTGAAGAACTAAATAGGAGTCAATCTCCTATATATTTTTAAAATACACAAAACTGATGTTCTGATTTTATCACAAATAAAGGAGTGTTAATTATGAATAATAATTCCAATCATGGAAAAATTGAAGATGAGGAAATTAATAACGCAGTACAATTAGTAAATACAGCTATTAAAAATTATAAGAAGGATAATGAATTTTTTGAATTTGAATGTCCTGCATGCAAGGGACAAGCTAGAGCAATTTTATATGTGCATTGTGGTTCTTTACATGGAGCTGTCGAATGCAAAAACTGTGGCCATATACGTATATAGATTTTGAAGTTGAGTACTTAATTAAGTACTATATATTTTTTTGATTTTAATCAGAACATTAGTTTGATTTTTATTAAAGGAGGCATTAATATGGCCAGAAAAACTAATATTGAAATAAATGGAACTAAATATTATAGAATGACTGCCGTAGTTGGCCGCGACGGTAATGGAAAAATTATAAGGAAACAATTCTACGGGAAGGACAAGTCAGATGCAGAAAAGAAGAAAAATGAATATCTCAATGGCATAAAAAATGGCCTTAATGTAAACTTCCAGGATGTAAGTACCGGTGATTTATTTCATTTATGGCTATTCGAGGTAGTAAAGGAACGACTGAAGCCTTCTACCTTTGAAAGATATGAGGGAATATATAGAAATTATATTAAAAGTACTAATATCTACGGTATTAAAATCTGTAACTTGCAAAGTATACAACTTCAAAGATATTATAATAAACTATATAAAAAAGGTAAAAGTAGCAATGCTGTTAAAAATCTAAATAAATTATTAAGAGAATTTTTTAATTATGCTATAGATGAAGGCTATATTAATAGAAACCTATGTTCAGGACTATCAATCCCAGGTAAAAAAGATTCAAAGAAAAAGGAAATAAAAATTTTCACAGATGAGGAAATACACGTATTACAAAAATCATTGGATGGTAACCGTCTAAAAGCATTATTTTTGCTTGATCTCGGCACTGGATTAAGGCAGGGAGAAATATTGGCCCTAAAATGGGATGACATTGATATGGACAAAAAAGAACTTCATGTGAAAAAATCAATAAAAAAAGTAAGTATCATAGAAAATGACAATGTAAGATCCTATAAGACAATAGAACAGGATCCAAAATCACAAAGCAGTATACGGACAGTTCCTATACCTTCATCATTAATACCCATACTTAAAAAATATAAAGCGCAACAGGATACAGAAAAATTAGCAGCTGGCGAATCCTATAACAATGATAATAATTACGTCTTTACTACATCAACCGGAAATGTCATAGATTCAAGAAATTTAATTAGGGCATATTCACGCGCCTTAAAGAAAGCCCAAATACCTTATCGTAATTTTCACTCTCTAAGGCATACATATGCCACTAAATTATTTGAACGTAAAAATAGATTAGAAACAGTTCAGAAACTTCTGGGTCATAGTCGAAGTTCCATAACTGCGGATATATATACCCATGTCATGCCTAAACAAAAAGTCGATACAGTAGAAACCCTAAATGACCTATTTGAATAAAAAATTACTTATTATAAATAACTAATGTGTTAAAAATGTGTTAAATTAAAAATATAAGCAAATTTCCAGCTCTGGAAACCCGCTTATATCAACGTCTTTGGTGCGCCAGAGAGGATTCGAACCCCCGGCACGCTGGTTCGTAGCCAACTGCTCTATCCAACTGAGCTACTGGC